TATTAATCCGGGCTTATCCGGTGCATTAGACAGTCCCGGCTGACGACATACAGACTGATGCACTTAACTTGTATGTAAGGAATACATCATGGCACGTACTACGTTTCAAGGCCCAGTTCGTTCGTTGGGCGGTTTTTATCAACAAGGCCCAGCCACTACTGTTGAAATCACATCTAGCACAACACTAAACCCCACAGATCACGCGGGTCGTTTTCTTTCTATTGGCGGTAGCTTGGCTTCAGCATTGACGCTGACATTGCCAGCAATTAACACATCGGCTAACTCAGTAACATCTGGCCCCGGCCAAGACCCAAGCACAGCCAACAACGAAGGCGTGACTTACACAATCTGGGTTCCTACTACCATTTCCACTAGCTCTTTGAAGATCACTGTGACTTCTGGCACTAGCAATGTGTTTGTTGGTTCTTTGCTATCTGTTGACACCGACACTAGCGGCGCAATGGTTGGTTTCACATCGTCTTCTAACACTTTCATTAACTTGAATGGTACGACTACAGGTGGCGTAGCTGGCACATGGGTTCAGATTACCGCAATGGCTGCTAACAAATACATGGTCACAGGCGTGATCTTGGGTTCCAGCACTGTTGCAACACCATTTGCAAACTCCTAATTAACCCAAGGGGCTTCGGCCCCTTTTTTAAAGGAGATTGATTATGAATCAAACAAATGTACGGCAGGCGCATCTAAACGCAAGCGGATTTATGGTGCTTGGTAGAAACCGAGTGCGTAGTATTTCATTTACAGGATCAGCAACTGCTGGTTATGTAACTTTATTTGACACCGCCACTGCGCCGGTAACTACGGCAACCTATGGTCGTTCAGGCACAACAATCACAATTACATCTACCGCTCACGGTTTAAATACTGGTAATATGATTGGTATTGATTTTGCTGCGGGTACAGGCGGCACAGCCACAAACGGTAATTACACAATTACCAAACTAACAGATAACACGTTTACTGTTACCGATATTAACTCTGGCAGTATCACTGCTGGCGCAGCAATGGTATATGCAGGCGCATGGCTGATGACTTACGATGTTACTGCTGGTGACACATACAACAATGCACCGTTTATACCTGAAGATGGCGTTTTAGCCGTTAACGGTATTTATGCCTCCATGTTAAACGTAACAGCTTGCAATATTTATTATGGCTAAGTCTCCAGCATGGCAGAGGAAAGAAGGGAAGAATCCAGAAGGCGGGTTGAACGCCAAAGGTCGAGCCTCTGCCAAAGCGCAAGGCATGAATTTGAAACGTCCCCAGCCAGAAGGCGGCTCCCGGCGCGACTCTTTTTGTGCGAGGATGAGCGGCATGAAGAAGAAGCTAACTTCGGCCAAGACGGCCAACGATCCAGATTCACGGATCAATAAAGCATTGAGGGCGTGGAATTGTTAGATCTAAATACTGCTTGGTCTGCTGTCTTGTCCTTGGTGATTGGATTGTTAGGCTATATGATGAATGAAAAGTTCAGGGAGCTGGCTCGTGTCACGATCCTGTTGAACAAAACACGCGAGGAGGTTGCCCGTGATAACGTTACTCAAGCAGAAGTGGATCGCATTACAAACCACATTGACCAACGCTTTAACAAGCTTGAAGCAAAAATTGACCAGCTTCTTTCAGCGGGGAAATGATGCCGAGCACAAGTAAGAAGCAACACAATTTCATGGCCGCGATTGCACATTCGCCATCGTTTGCTAAGAAAGTAGGCGTCCCACAATCAGTGGGAAAAGATTTTAATGAGGCAGATAAAGGCCGTAAATTTTCTAAAGGTGGCGATATGAAAAAGATGAACATGGGTGGATATGCAGACGGTGGTATGGCCCACGAAGATGTCAAGATGGACAAGAAGATGATGCAGAAGGCTGTGAATAAACATGAAGGCCGTTTGCACAAAGGTTCAACTATGACTAAGTTGGCTTCTGGTGGTATGGCTCCATCTAAAATGGGCGCTGTTAAAACTAGCAAAAAGATAGATGGTATTGCTACTAAAGGCAAAACCAAAGGAACAATGATTACCATGAAAAATGGTGGAAAGTGCTAAATCATGCCAATGACACCCGAAGCTGCAAAGCAATATAAGCCCCGTCGCACACCCGGTTCTTTGGATGAAGTTGTTTATCCAGAAACACGAGCCAAGATGGAAGAGGCAAAACGTGATGTAGAGGATGAAAAAACTCGCTCCAAGATTAAAGCCATGGGCTATGCTAGCGGCGGTAAAGTTTCTTCTGCATCTAAACGTGCGGATGGTTGTGCAACTAAGGGTAAAACCAAGGGCACAATGATTTCCATGTATGGTGGCGGAAAGTGCTGAAATGATGGCCAGCCGCGGAATGGGGGCCATCTCTCCCAGCAAAATGCCAAGCGGTAAACGCAAAGCTCGCCGCGATGATACCGACTTTACTCAGTACGCTGAAGGTGGTGCTGTTGGCTTGTATGCCAACATTAATGCCAAGAGAAAACGTATAGCCGCTGGTTCTAAAGAAAAAATGCGCAAGCCCGGACAAGTTGGCGCACCTACTGCTGACGCTTTTGTTCAATCTGCAAAGACTGCTAAAAAATGACCACTACAGGCTCAACACTCTTTAACATGGACTTCACGGAGATTGCCGAGGAATCGTGGGAGCGTGCGGGCCGTGAGATGCGTTCTGGCTATGACTTGCGCACAGCTCGTCGGTCAATGAACCTGATGACTATTGAATGGCAAAACAAGGGCATCAATATGTGGACGATGGAGCAGGGGTTTATTAACCTGATTCCGGGATTGGCCACATATGCTTTGCCTACTGATACCATTGATTTGCTAGAACAAGTTATTCGTACTGGTCAAAATACAGCTTCAACTCAGGCTGACTTGACCATTACACGTATTAGTGTTTCTACCTATGCAACAATTCCAAACAAGTTACAGCAGGCGCGACCGATTCAAGTATGGATTCAGAGGTTATCTGGTGAAGTCAATCCTACAGACTCTACGCTCAGCGTTGCAATCAACTCCACTGACACCACGATCACGCTTAACACGGTGGTTGGGTTAGCCGGATCAGGTTTTATCCGCCTTGATGCTGAAGACATTTACTACACTTACATCACTGGTAATGTGCTTGGCGGTGTGTTCCGTGGGCAGAACAACACAACGGCCGTGTCTCACAACGTTGCGACACTTGTGTATGTTCCCCAGCTTCCAGCAGTAACAGTTTGGCCAACGCCAGACAACAGCACTTCGTACCAATTTGTGTATTGGAGACTGCGCCGTGTTCAAGATGCAGGTGCCGGTGCTGAAACTGCAGACATGAATTTCCGATTCTTGCCAGCTTTGACTGCTGGTTTGGCGTATCACATTGCCGTTAAGACTCCTGAATTGATGCCGCGTATTCAAATGCTGAAACAGATGTACGACGAAACGTTTGAAATTGCAGCTGGCGAAGATCGCGAAAAGGCAGCAATTAGGTTTGTTCCTAGACAATCATTTATTGGTAGCGGTGGAGGCTACTAATGGGTAATCGGTTTGCATCCGGCAAGATAGCGATTGCTGAATGCGATCGTTGCGGCCAGCAATACAAATTAAAGCAGCTTAGGACTGAAGTCATTAAGCAGCGTAAATACCAGTTGTTGGTATGTGACGAATGTTGGGATCCAGATCAGCCACAGTTGATGCTTGGAACGTTTCCAGTGGATGATCCGCAGGCTTTGCGCAATCCTAGAAGAGACACAACATACGTAACTTCCGGCGTTAACGTAAATGGTTATTTATCCGGTGGTTCTCGCGACATTCAGTGGGGATGGAATCCAGTTGGTGGATCTCGGTTGAATGACAATTTATTAACACCAAATTACTTGGCATTGGCCGTACAAATTGGTACAGTAACGATACAGATAGGAGCTTAAAATGGCGTATACAAAATCAGCAGATGGCATTGCAAAAAAAGGTAAAACTGATGTTAAAGTTTTCCCTAACAGTGGCCCTACTCAAAAAGAAATAATGGGCGGAAAAGGTAAAGGCAAGGGCAAAACCAATTCTGACATGAAATCTATGGGTCGTAACTTGGCAAAAATTGCCGCACAGAAACGGGGTTAATCATGGCTACATTTAGTAAAAAATTGATGGGCAAAGAAGTTGGTGATGCCAAAGTCTATGCCGTACCACACACAATGACTGGCAAAGTTGTTAAAGCTTCTGAAAATCCCGGTTCTGGCCCTGACCACAGTGATGCTAGTACAGTCAATATGTCTGTAGGCAATATCTCTCGTCGTCCACAACCGGCTACTAAAACTTCTGGTATTAAAGTACGCGGTACAGGCGCAGCTACTAAAGGCTTGATGGCACGAGGCCCAATGGCATGAACTACGCTCAGCTAGTCGTTGCAGTAAGCGATTACTGTGAAAATTCTTTCCCAACAACTGACATGGATACATTTATCCGTCAGGCGGAACAGCGCATTTACAACACTGCGCAACCTGCTAATTTGAGAAAGAATGTGACTGGCTCGTTAACTCAGGGTAACAAATACCTTGGGTGTCCATCTGATTTTCTTTCGCCATATAGCCTTGCCATATACCCAGCTGGTGGTGGTGATTTTCTATATTTGCTAAATAAAGATGTAAACTTCATGCGTGAAGCATATCCAAACCCAGCAACGCAAGGTAAGCCAAAGCATTATGGAATCTTTGGCCCACAGTCAAACGATATAAATGAATTGGCGTTTATTGTTGGCCCAACACCAAATGCTGCGTACATGGCGGAGCTGCATTACTACTACTATCCAGAGTCAATTGTTACGGCTGGCACTACATGGCTTGGTGACAACTTTGATTCCGTATTGTTGTATGGAACTATTTGCGAAGCTTTGGTCTACATGAAGGGCGAAGGCGATATGATTAAGGTCGCCAATGATCGCTATATGCAAGCAATTGCTTTGTATAAAAATCTGGCAGATGGCAAGCAGCGTGCTGATGCTTATCGTGACGGTCAAGTTAGGGTACAAGTATCATGAGCATTCTTCAATCGGCAGTAACAAGCTTTAAGGTAGAGCTGCTTCAAGCGGTTCATAACTTTGGCCCAACATCGCCAAACACATTTAAAGTTGCTTTGTATACAGCTAACGCTGACATTAATCAAAGCACTACTGTCTACACAACAAGTAATGAAGTTGTAGGTACTGGATATACGGCTGGTGGCAATACGTTGATAATTTCAACATCGCCAACAGCAGCCAATAACACGGCAAATGTTCCCACTGCTTACATTTCATTCAACAATTCAACTTGGACAAATGCAACGTTTACTGCTCGTGCGGCTTTGATTTATAACGTCACACAAGGTAATAAAGCTGTGGCGGTTTTGGACTTTGGTTCAGACAAAACAGTAAACAATGATATTTTCCAAATCATCTTCCCAACTCCCGATGCCAACAGCGCCATTGTGCGCATTTCTTAAGGACTCATCATGGAATTCAGTTCAGCAAAAGACCAAGTGACAGCCACTTTAGTCACACGCCCCGGCCTCGGTGAATCCGTTGGCGCTGGTGGTGTTTACACCGTTACTTGCGTAGGCACAGACGGCGTAGAGAAGTGGTCAGATACATTCCATAATTTGGTAGTCAACCAAGGTTTGGCCAATATGAACGGCGCTTACTTTGCTGGTAGTACACAGACCACCACTTGGTATCTAGGCTTGGTCACTGGCCCCGGTTCTGGTACAACGTTTGCCGCTGGTGATACATTGGCTTCTCACGCAGGTTGGACAGAGAACACTGACTACACAGGTAGCCGCAAAACAGTAACTTTTGGTTCAGCCACAACAGCTAACCCATCAGTTATTACAAACTCAGCATCACCATCTTCTTTTGTGATGACAGGTACCGCAACTATTGCTGGCGCATTTTTAGCTAGCGTAGCTTCTGGCACTTCAGGTGTTTTGTTTTCTGCTGGTGACTTTACTGGCGGCGACAAGTCTGTAGCCTCTGGTGATACATTGAACGTTACTTATACATTCTCATTGACAGCGACCTAATAGGTTATGTTCGGGGATGTAACGTTTGCACAAGCGCCGTTTGCCTCCGCTGGGGGCAACACGCTTACTGCCTCCGTCTCTGAATCAGGATCTGGTGTTGATTCTGTAAACGCACTATTTACTGCTGGTGGTTTAATTAACGAAACAGCTTCTGCTTCTGCATCTCAATCTGTACTCGCTACTTTTGTTGCGGCTAATTCTGAATCTGCATCAGCAGTGGATGTATTCAACACACTTAACAACATCTTTAATGTTTCTATTCCTGAAACGGCAAGCGGTGTAGATAATGTTTCCGCTCTTGGTATATACCCCGGAAGTATTGCGGAGACTGCATCTGGAGTAGATTCTGTTTCTGCTTTGGGTACATTTGTTGGTAGTGTTTCTGAAACAGCCAGCGCAGTTGACGCATTTATTGGCAAGCTTGTTACATCTTTAAGTGTTTCTGAGGCTGCTTCTGGGATTGATGCTTTGGCAGCGCAGGTAGCTTTTGTTGCGGCATCCAATGAAAATGTTTCTGCTAGTGCTGTGTTTACTTCGCGGGCAGATTTTGTTGTTGCTGTTACGGAAACCGCTGGCGGTATTGACGCATACACTACGGCAGCTACATTTGTAGCGGCTGTTGCTGAAACCGCTTCGGGCGTAGACACGGTTTCTAGTGTCTTGGGATTAAATGCCGCCATAGCGGAATCGGCTTCAGCCGTAGCATCTTTTGATAGACAAGTTATATTTGCTGGTAGCATTCAAGAGTTTGCTGCTGCAATTGACAGTTTGAGTGTATCGAGAGTAGTTAGCGCCAACGTTACAGGTATTCAACTTCTAGTTTCTATTGGAAACGTGCTTGTTTGGGCGGTAATAGATGACAATCAGAACCCAAACTGGCAAAATATCAATAACGCGCAAGGTACGGGTTGGACTGTAATAGCTAACCCCTCAACCCCCGGTTGGAATGACCTACCGTCGTAAGGATTAAAAATGGCTATCGTACTAAAAGATCGGGTTAAACAAACCGCTTCCGCACCGGGCACGGGCACGATTACATTAAGTGGATCTGTTGCGGGGTTTCAAGGTTTTTCAGCTATTGGCAACGGTAATGTTACTTACTTTGCTATTGTTGATCCCGTATCCGGCGCATGGGAAGTTAACTATGGCACGTACACATCTTCTGGCACAACGTTAACCCGTAACGCTACGCCTCTGTCTTCTTCTGCAGCAGGCGCATTAGTAAACTTTACCGGCGCAGTGGATGTATTTTGTACGTACCCATCTTCTAAAGCTATTTACGAAGAGACAACCGGAAACGTTCTAATTGACGGCGGCCCTATCACGGTTGTTGGTACAGGCGTTACAAGTTACACAACATTTGGTGCAGCCTTGGCTGAGTTGTATGCCAACCTCAATAGCTTTGCACAGTTCTATGTACAGAACTTAAGTGGCGGTTCTTCTGCTTCTACCGACATTGTTGCCTACAACAACTTGGGCGATGGCACGTTTAACTTCATTGATATGGGCATTGCTAGCTCTAACTACACTGAAGCGGCTTACCCAATTTTTACGCCCGGTTCAGGGTACGTATACAACGATGGCGGTGAACTAATTATTGGTACTGCTACGGCACTCAAAGATGTCTTGCTGTTTGCTGGTGGTGTAGCAGCAACCGATTGGGCTGCACGTATTTCAGGCACTAATCAGTCTATTACGACTAAAGCAGGCTTGACTGTTGGCGGAGCATTCACCTCAACAGGTGCGGCTACTTTTAGTTCAACAGTTCTTCTCAATGCTAATCCAACACTAAACTTACAAGCAGCTACCAAACAGTATGTAGATA